CTATTTGTTTGAGTTCATTCTCTTTTTGTTGTTCTGCAATACCGCCAATATCGGTAAATGCTTTAGCCATAGCGTGTCCATAGTTTATGCCTTTGCTTTTGCTGACCATATTCACAATATTTGGGTCAAGTTTAAATCTATTTGAATCTGCCATTATAAACCTTTTTAAATAACATTTTAAATATGTTACAAAAAAGGCTTATATAAAACTAGGTGGGTATTTTTTAAAATGATCTTCTACATCTCTCGTCTTTAGGGTTATCCTCTGCTCTTATAGGGTAATCTCTACTACGTTTAATGGGATGAATAATACTCATACCTTGGTTGATTTGTTTTATGCCCTCATTTTCACTTATTTCTATAAGCTTAAGCTTCAAATCACTTGGACTAAAAACACCACCAAAACTAAAGGCTTGTTTCCAAGTAGCCTTATTATCATATTCTCCCTGTATTTTTAAAATATATATTTCGCCTTTTTTGAAGTAGTTTTTATAGCTACCGTGGTCTTCCCTTTTACCATATAGTTGAAAACTTGGAGCTAATAGTTTTATCTCGTATTCCCCCTCTTCAAGTGCATTGTACGAGTATTGACTGTAGCAGTTTGTACCCTCTATTGTATTGTTTTTCCCTATAATTTTATACGAAAAGTTGATATGATTTTGAGTTCTTAAACGTATTTTTTTGATTAAATTTCTTTCATCTTGTCCATTTGTAAAATAGACATTTGCCTTATCTTTTGTATAGTGTGGAAGCTTTTGTATTGGTTCTATTTTAACCCTGTTGATAGCACATCCACTAAACAAGTATGCTACAAATACAATAATAAACAATCTAACCATATATTTTCCTATATTGAGATTGTTTATTTTACATCAAAGTTTATTAATCCTTTTTTGTATTTGGTCCATCTTTTCAAATACATCATCTTCTAAACTTAAAGCCAATCTTTTAAGCTCGTTGGTCAAGTAGCTTTTCTGTTTGAGCCTACAAGCTTCTACAAAATCTTCTTCATCGTAAACTACAATATCGTCTCGTATTTGAAGAGGTCGTACACTTTCATCTTCAAGCTTATCATCAATAATCGCTTCAAATATTTTATTGCCCTCATAGACTTCAAAATCTAACTTATCAAAAAGTAGGTCTTTAAAATGGGGTTTTTCAAGTAGGGTTTTAAAAAGCTTTTCATCGGCTTTACTTAGACCGCTTTCTCCTCGTGGGGAAATTGGTTCAGTGCATATTTGTGTTTGCCCCAGCGTAATATGATGTGTGGCTATATTTAAAAGCGTTGCTAAAAAATGCGTATATTCTTGTGCTATAAGTAAATTTAATGTCTTTAAATACTGCACACACTCTTTAAGTGCTTGATTTTTATTGTGTGGATTGTTTAAATCAAACCGTTCTACTATAAACTTTAAAGCGTATTTTATAAGCGGTATTGGCTTTTTCATGATGTCGTAAAGCTCTTGAGTCTTTCCATTTTTAACCATATCCGCTGGGTCTATTCCCTCATCAAAAAGAACCACACCACCGTCTATGTCTGACTGACTTAGCAATACACTTGCCTTATGTGCTGCATTTCTTCCAGCATTGTCTCCATCGTAACAAAGTAATACCTTGCACCCTATTTTCTTTATAAGAGGTATATGTTGCTCGGTTAAAGCTGTTCCCATAGTTGCTACTGCTGTTTTGATATTTGCTTGGTGCATCATGACCACATCTAAATAACCCTCCGTAATAACCATCGTGCCTTTTTTGTAGATATGTTCTTTTGCAATATTAAAGCCATATAAATTTCTACTTTTATTAAAAAGTTTTGTATCTGGAGAGTTTAAATACTTTGCTATCTCTTTTGATGTTTTTAAAGTTCTGCCACCAAAGCCTATAAGCTTGTTTGTGTGGTTTCTTACAGGGAATGTGATTCTTTCTCTTAGTCTTGCGTACAATTTGTCGTTGTCATATGCAAGTACTCCAGTATCAACCGCATCTTGTAGGTTTAAAAAGTTATCTTTTAGTACTTGAATTTGAACATCACTTCTTGGGGCATACCCTATTTCAAATGTTTTAATGCTCTCTTTTGAAATACCACGATCAAGTAAGTACTGAAGTTTATCTTCTTTTAGATTTATTTCATAGAAGTTATTAATTGTCTCCATGGTACTTGAGTAGTCAGCTTGACTGTTTGCTCCTACTTCATACTCAAGCGTAAAGTTCATGTCAGCAGCTATTTTTTCAACTGCTTCAGAAAAGCTTAGTTTGTCGTACTCTTGCACGAATTTTATCGCATCGCCACCAGCCGAACACCCAAAGCAATGATATATTTGTTTCGTTGGCGAAATAACTAAGCTTGGAGTTTTTTCACCATGAAACGGGCAACACGCTTTGAAGTTTGCACCTGCTTTTTTAAGTTCCAAAGAGTTTGACAATATGTCCACTATGTCTATTTGGTTTTTTAGCTGTTCTAGGCTTTGTTTGGTTATCATGGTTCTACTCTTGTTTGTGTTGGCTTAAATAAGGCATTGATGTCAACATTGTTTTTTAAAGCATAAAGGATAATTGCCTTAAATGGTATCGTTCCTCTGTACCTCATAGTGTTAAAGGTATTGTTGTCAATTTTTAGAACCCGTGCCATTTGTTTAAATGTTTCTACCTCCATAACATCCTTGAGTCTGTCATATAAAACATCTTCATCTATTGCGTTCATTTATACTCTTTTAAATAATTGATTGCTTTCTTGATAAGTTCATCGATATTTTCTTCCATCTCATCCCCCAATACTTTTAATCAGCGCATCAATTAAATCAACGCCGTTATCGTTATCTAATATTAATATCGTGAAAATAGTAAGGCATATAATAAAAACGTTTGTTTCATTTTTCATTGCACTACTCCATTTGGCATTTGTTTATCTAAAAACAACACGGTGGAGTTTATGTAGTCAAGCGTGTAAGTTAAGTTGAACTTCTTTGCAAACTCCTTAATATCTCCTAATCCAATGAGTATCCCCTGCTCTTTGTTGTAAAATGCTTCGGGGCAAGTAGGCTCTTCCCATACTTGCGGTTTCGTGTGTAGCATCATTGCAGCTACTTTTGATAACTTAATCATTTGTTTGTTCCTCTTCTAATAATTCATAGTTTTCATATATATTTCCAATAACTTCAATATTTTCATGAACATAATTTCTGTAATCTCTCGAGTAGCTTCCTTTGTTCCAAAGAACAAAAGAATTGTGTTCGTATTTTACAAAGGCTATTCCAAATATTGTTCCTTTAACGATATCACCCTCATAAATCTCTACACCGTTTTTATCTTTTAATCCAGTGTATTGCATAAGTTTTATTTGCTTTTGGAAATATGGATTATCAAAAACTGCATCATTTTCTAATTTTTGCTTATCTGATTTAAAAATTATCCAGTCATTATCCTCTATCCCGCTTCTTATAAATTCCACATCTTTGTGCAGTACCCTATTGCCTTCATCCCATGCCCTAAATTTAATCTCTCTCATCTTTTCCCCTTTTTAAAACTAAATTTCAATTTATCCATCGTTTCAATCACATCAACCGCACACTTGAAGTGTTTAAGTTTAAGTTCGCTTTCTACTGTTTTTTCAAAGTCTGCAATGACTTCAAAAAACTCTATATTCTCAAACCCTTTATGACCTCTAAGTTTGTACTCGCTTAGCACATTTAATACAAAAAATGAAGTAATCCACTCTTCGTTGATTTTAAAATGCTTATTGACCACCTTGTGGATTTCGTTGTAATAAAACCCGATACGTGGATTTCTTTGGTCCAGTATTTTTAATATGTGCTTCGTATTGCCATTGGCTTTTATCTCACTTGCTATTCGTTCAAGCACTTCTTTGATTTTTGCTTCAATCTCCAAAGAAAAGACTTTCTCACCTTTGCCTTTGGCTGCTTCTTCTTCGGCAGTTTGAAGTTCAGTAAGGCACCAAGCTTGTAAGCACCGCCACTTTAAATCAAGGTGCCCTATTGTTCCTGTTTTTGCTAAGTGGTTTTTACTCATTGTATTTTCCTTATTCACTTAATCTATAAGTTCTTCAATTTCTTTTTTACTAATCTTTCCCATCATGTCTGCCATGAGAAAATTAGAACAAAAATCGTGTAGTTCGTGATAATCACAATGCAACACGCTTTCATCTAAAAAATCTTTCACAAGCTCTGTGTCGATATGCGACAAGCTGCTTATGCTGTTTGCTTTAAGATAAACGACTTTACCCTCAAGCAAATTTGCACTGTCTTTAATGTTCATGCGACCATACACAAAAGCGGTCAAGTCTTTTTCTTGAACTTTGGGGTAAAGGCTTTTCTCAAATTCATCAATAGCTCTCATGGCTTCTTTGATTGCTTTATCGATTTGCCCCTCTGAATTGTGAACTTTATTTAAACAATCGGTTATGGTTTGTTTTAGTTTAGTTTTTGACATTATTTTTTTCCTCTAAAGAAATTTTTATCAAATGTTCCTTTTTTAGGTTTTTCTTCTTTTATATCTTTTTCTTTTTCTTCCCAGAAAATCTTTTGCATATTTATTCCACAGTTGTTGCAATATGTTTGCTCTGCTCTTTGTTCATCTCCACATCTTGGACATTCAATATAATTATTCATTATTGCTATTTACCTCTTCAAATATATCATTTATAAATTCAAGTTTCTTTGGGTCAAAGCTTGGATTTATGCTTCTGTCTATCACATCAACCGCACACTTTTTACAATACATACTCGTATCATAAAATGGTAGTTGATCCTTGCATCTAAAGTAATGTGCTTCATAAGTGTATCTCTTTATCTTTGCATCATCTCTTGTAATAGCTCTTCTTCTTATTATAAAAGCTTCAACAACTCTTTGTTCGCATTCTGCTGTTGTATATCCATCTTTAGATAATATTTTTATTGGGACTCTTATGTTTAGCTTCATTTTTCTACCAAACCTTTGGTTCATACATGTTTGCATAAAAATTTCTACAAGCCCCACATGCTTCAAGATATACATCATTGTCTTTGTGGTTACAAGTTTCACAATCTTTTGATTCAATTTCTTCGAGCTCTTTTAGTGCTTTATCGACTTGCCCCTCTGAATTGTGAACTTTATTTAAACAGTCGGTTATGGTTTGTTTTAGTTTAGTTTTTGGCATTTTGTTTTCCTCTTTTATCAATTACCTCAATCCCATTGAATGCTTTGTTTCTATAAAACTTCCGTGTTTCCATGTATAATGGTGTTTGTAAATCCCCTTGTTTCCCTACACAAAACATACCATCGGCAAAAAATATTTCCTGCATTACAGCAAATGGGTGGCTTGGTGTTTCATATTGAACAACTTTATCTTTTTCGTAGATTTCGACATTGTTTTTATCCTTTTCTCCTGTGTATTGTTGAACTTTCTTTTCTAGGTTATAATCTGAAACAAATCTAAAAAACTCTTGTAATGGAAAAATGTGCATATCGTCCCATTGGTTTGAATCATTAGTGCCATAAAAAAAATCTCCACTTAATGCACCATTATCAATTTCAGCTCTAAATTTAATCTCTCTCATAAACTTACCTTTCTTCCAATTTTAATTTATAATACGTCATTGCTTCTTCAAACATTTCTTTAGTTGTGTCTCCACCAAAATATTTTCGTTCAAAAAAACTGTCTTTTACTAAGGGTCTAACCAGTGCAACTCGTGAGTATCTTCCTGTACACATAATTTGAATACTAAACCAACTCTCTTCATGGGGATAACGTTTATCAAATTCTCTTTTTAAACAGTAGTCTCGAATCAAAGAGTTTAGTTGATGAAGTGGGTCTTTTTCTTGCTTTTCTTCGTTTAAATATCTTCTTGTAAGCAAATCATTCAATTTTTTTGTAGCTTTAATATCATCAAGTGCGTTATGTGCTGCAATGTCTATATCAAAGTGGTTGCAAATAGTTTCGAGCTTATCATTTTTCGTGTTGATGTATCCAAGATATTTTAAGTATTTAACCAGTGCAAAAACATCAAGATCTTTATAATTGAAATATGCGCCATAGAATTTATTGTTGTTATCTGTAAACCACTCTTGAATAAATCCAATATCAAAACTTGTGTTATATCCATTTATAATAAACTTATCTTCTTTGTTAAATTTATCAATGTATTTATCAAGCAGTTCAATTAGAGAGCTAAAACAGTATCTACTATCCGTATATTCATCACCAGTAAGGTCCTCAAGTGTTTTTTTGCTAATCTCTAAAGCTTTTGGGTCGATTTCAACCTCTTTGTTGTATGTAAGAGGATTGATTTTAAACAAACCACTCTCCACTTCTTCACCATCGATTTCAACGATGTAGGCAAGTTCTCTCAAGCCATGCTTAACTTTGTCAAGCCCTGTTGTTTCTGTATCTATATAAATAACTTTTTTCATTTTGTTTTCTCCTATTCAAACAATTTAATCAATTCTGATTTTGATTTAACCAACGCTCTTAAGCACTTTAGTTGTTCCCTTTTGGCTTTTATGATTTCACTCTTTGCATATTGGTAAGCGTGTACGTAGCCAATTGCATACACTCCAATAAAGAAGAGTGTTATTAAAAATATTTGTGCGTTGGTCATGTTACGCTCCTATCATCTTGATTTCATCTTGTTTTTCCTTTTTTTCCAATTCATTTATTTCTATTTCTAAATCATGGACTCTGTCTATTAACTCACTGCATTCTTCTTCAGCATCTCGTACATAATATTCCAAATTTTTGATTTGCGATAACAGTTCTTTAGTAACTTCATTGCTTTCAAGAAGTTCTTTGAGTTCATCTTCTTTGGGTACAATTTCTTTACCCGTAGAAAGTGTGTAGATGGTTGTTTCGTTGCCTATGTATTGCGTTATCATCTTTGTTCCCCTTTGATTTTAACTGCTTTGTTAAAATTATGGATTTCTTGTAATTGTTTAAATACTTCAAAACCACTTCGTGGAGTGCCATTATCACCAAAGCAACTTTCCATCATCAAGAGTGATATTAAATACTCTTGATGTGAAAAAAATTTAGAGTCATTATTTTTTTCACACTCAATAAACATAACTGCATTTTGTCCTATTGGCATCACACCATAATGCTTTACATTATCAATTGCTCTAAGTTCTTGATGTGCTTTTTGTGTGTTCCTATAAGAAGTACCAATAAAAACAACCAAATAGACATCTTTTTTAAAAATAATATTTTTCCATATTTCAACAGGAGTATTGATTTCTTTTTCATTGCTTAAACGACCCAAGTCTGTTATACACATTGCTTCATTTAGCATCTGCTTCCTTTTTCTTTACAATATATTTTCCTTTTCGCTTGTTTACAGTTACAATATCTTCATTTAGTGCGTGTTGCAAAATTTGAATAAATGCTTCAGAACTCAAAACTACCCCCCCCCTCAAAGAAAAGATTTTTTACTGTTAATCTTATTTCGTTACTATTACTCATCTTACAACTCCTTATACTTTTTAAAGTTATCTCTTATCCACTCATAGTTTTTCATATCGACATAACTGTCTTGAAGCCCTACTTGCAGTTTGTTAGCCAGTTGCACCTTTTCATAAAACGAGCATACGCTTTCAAGTTCGATTTGTGAAAGCTTCTCTTTGATCGTTTCGATTCTTGTCTCTTTTAAACAAATTAAAAATTCGATAACTTGCTCTTGCGTAAGATTTAAACCAAGTTTTTCATTGACTTTTTGTGTAAGCGGTGCAAAGTTGTCTCCGTACACCGCTTTTCTTTCTTTTATGATGTTGCAGTCAATCATGCTGCTTCTTTTTCTTTTGAATGTTGTTCGCTATCGCTCTCAACAACAGAGTAAACATAATAAGAGGCACGACCGCCCACACTGGTACCCGAAGACGTACGGGGACCAAGCAAATTCATGCAAAACACCCCAGCGTAGGAAGTGTCGACCCAATGCCCACCAAGTAGAACAGCCAGCTGGTCTCTTTTATAAATATAAATTCCTGCATTAGCGTATGTATTGTTGTTATCTTTAGAAAAAGCATTTGTTTTTGGTATCCCAAAGCAAGTCTTTACTAAATCTTTATTGCTAAATGTTTTTACTTCATCATTTAAAAATATAAAACCATAGCCGTATCTCATGATGTCCGCAAGGTCTAAGTCATCGTATAGATTTTCATCGTAAGCCGTTGTTACATCTTTTAATTTTCTGTAAGAAACGGTTGGTTTTAAAACTTTAAAAATATTGTCTTCACTGTTTGTTTTAATCAATCCTGCACCCACTTCATAACGAGATGGGTCAATCCATTTAACTCCACATGGGTGGTTGTTATGAAATTTTGTTCGCTCCAGTTTGTTTCCACTGTGTGCAAACTTTAACATCCCCAAGGCATTGTAAATCAAAATAGAAGTTAAAGCGTGTTTCTTTCCTCTTGTTTTGACCGATTTATAAAGTCCACCAAAGTTGTTTTCGGGTTGGTTTTTAAGCTGTGAAATAGGGTTTTTGCTTCCAGTGCTGCAAGGTTCTAAATCTTTTTGACTTGTAAAAATCCCGTCAAGATTTCCACACTCATACTTATCTACGAATATATACTCGACTTCTTTGCCGCCATCAATAAAAGCTAAGTGAAGATTGTGTTTTCGTTTTGGCTCGTAAGAGATATTACATTTGTTTTTTTTAGTCCATTTAAAATAGAACTTTTTAATACATACCATTTGACTGTCATGTTTATCTACTACATTTCCAAAGTTCTCATCACCAAAAATATGGCTATTTGTAAGTTTTTTAAACCCTTTTGGTAAAAAGTTATTTGGAATATCTACTACTCCACCTAATGTTTTTGGTTGTTCATTTTTGCTCATTGTTTTCTCCTTGTTTTAGTTTTTAAATTTTGGTTTATCTTTGTGGATTTTTCGTTCAAGGTGCATTATGTAAGCGATGATTGCCACCAAATACACCACCCCTGTTGCGATTGCTATTTCCATTTTTATAGCTCCTCTATCTTTTGGGTAAATTCAACGGTTGCTTTTAAATAGTCAAGCGTATATGCTAAGTTATACTCTTTTGCTAACTTTTTAATGTTTGACTCCGTGAACTCCATATCTTTTTCTTCACAAAGAAACCACTTGGGCTTCTTTGGCATTTCAATTGGAAACACCAAACTCATATTAATAGCAGTAATTTTTGAAATATATATCATCTTGTTTCTCCTTTTTTTTGCTGACATGAAGTCAACTTATAAGAGTATCTATTTGGTTTTTTTACATTGAAACAAGATGTAAAGGTTGTATGAAGGAAGAGTTTGTTTTCCAAATAGATACTCATATAAATAGACTTTAAAAGTTTCGTTAACGAAAAAAGCCGAGCCTTTGCTGACCATATTAGGTCGGCAAAAACTCGGCAATTATTTTCACTTTTTTGTCCTTGTTGTAGTGAAATTGTAGTGAAATCAAGAATGTGTGCTTCTTTCTGTTTTAAATGTTTCAAACCTCTATTTTTAGGATATTTGCCTTGTTTTAGCTTTTTGTAAGTTTTCTCTGATATAATTTCGCCGTTGTATGTCACTTCGGACTCATAAGCCGGAGGTCGAGAGTTCAAGTCTCTCTCTTGACACCATATACAAAGCCTTATTTTATCGTGTTTTTGACCCGATATGATAAGGCTTTTTTTTATGATGAAAAAACTACTCAGCAAAAACTCGGCAAATCCTAACATGACTTTTGTGTCTCCTTTTCCTTTATAAGGTGAAAGAAGTTGTTAGCCATCTTAATATCTTTTTCACTGCTTTGGTGTGTAAAATACACATCATTTAATACTCTTGAGCTTTGTGTCCATCCACCTATAGATTTAAGCCATGCTTCATCTGCTCCATTGTTTTTCATAATTGACACATAAGTATGTCTTGATGTGTATAAGTCTTTGTCTTCTATTTTGGTTTTATTCAACAATGGTTTCCAGTAATATTTATTTACTGTTTTACTATCACTGAAACAGCTATTATGTTTGCTTACAAACACCCATTTGTCTTGTGTTCTTTCTTTAAAATGTTTTATAAGCATATCTCTAGTGAGATGGTCAAGAGGAATAATTCTTGTGTGGTTTTTAGTTTTGTTTGTATTGTTATTTTCTACAATCTCATAATCGTTGTTAATAAAATCTTCAATGGTTGAATTTCCATTTTTTTCTGTTACTCTACCTTTTGTAATAGATCTTTTTAAATCAATTAACCCATTATTTAAATCTATGTCATCCCACATTAATCCTATTGCTTCACCTGTTCTCACGCCTGTGCTGAAAATCAAATATAAGAACACCTTAAACCATCCATCACTCTCTTTTATAAGTGTTGTAACTTCTCCTGCTGTGTATGGGGTTCTTTTTTTAGTTTCAACCTTTACTGTGTCCGCTAAAGCTACATAGTTTTTATTAATAATATCATCTGCAACTGCTTTATTCATTATTAAACTAAGTGTGTCTTTACATTTTTTTGTTGTACTTGTAGATTTTCTCTCAAGCATAAAATTCTGCCACATCTCTATCTCTGTTGTTTTTATGTCTTCGATATAAAACAACTTTTTGGCTTCAAAATAAGGGAGAATATGATTCTTTAAATAACCCTCTTTTTCCTTTTGGGTGTTTAAATTCCTTACTCTTGCAGTTGCTGCAATGACTCTTAAACCATAAGACTCAAGATTTGTTTTTTCTTGTTTTTTATCTTCTTTATCAATGAGTTTTAAAAGAACGTCTCTGGCATTTTTCTTAATCCATGCAATATTTAACTTTGTTGCTTCTTTTCCTGTTGATTTTCTATAAAATTTTCCATCAACAGTTCCTAGAACATAGATAATATTTCCGTCTTCAAGTTCGCCAGTAGTTTTGTTTTTCTTTTTTGGGATATCCCAGCCTTTACCTCGCATAATGTCTCCTTATACGAAGCACCACATCTTGTTTCACATATATTTTACCGCCTTTTTTCTTGTAGTCTTCTTCAGGTTCAAAATTGGCTATTACATATTTTCTAAGTGTGTTTGCTGTTTTTCCTGTTAGGTTTGATATTTCGGATAACGATAATTCATCTGGAATGAGAGATTTTAGTTCTATGTTGTTGGCTTTAATCTCTCTAATCTCAGAAAGGATAGTAAGAAGAAGTCTCTTTTCTTCGGTTATCATTTTTTGTTTCTCCGTACATAATCTAGTTATGTATTGTAAACACTATAACCTTAAAAGTTTGTTAATCCGTTTTATTTATATAATACCTGTTGTTTCTTTTGTGATATTTGTTAATACGCCTGTCCCATCTTCTGTATCGTTTATTGTGCTATCTTTATATGAATGTTTGTGCGTGGTGTACGCTTGGTCTGTAATTGTTCCATCTTCATTAAAGACAATTTGGAATAATTCGCTTAATGACTCTATTTTTGTTTGCATATTTTGAAGTACTTTGTTTATATTGTTAATATTTTGTGTATTTAAACTTACAGATTCGTTCAAACTTCCTATTGTAGTGTTTTGCAATTCTTGTATGAGAGCATCAAGCTTTTTTGATTTTTTATAAGCTAGAAGTCCTAGCTTATCTTTTTTTTTATCAAGCATTGTTCATCCTCAAATAATGTTCAACATCACCTTTGCCTAGCTCTGTATTGTAATACTTCTTCCAATACGCAGCTCGGTTTTTTATCTCTTGTGGTATGGCTTCTGCAAAAGGTTTGTAGTGCAATCTGCAAAACAGTAAACTTAAAAATGAGCTATATCGTAAGTGTTCCCATTCCACAAGGTCAATATCCACGCCAAGCTCTCTAAAAATTTTCTCTTTATATTTCGCACTTCTGTCTCGGATGTCGTAAAATGGCAATTTGTCAAATTGGCAAATACCCATCCCGGCACCTAAAGTCTTATCTTTAATTCGCCCAAGACCTGTTTCAGTCGTGGCAGTTTCTACGATGAGTTTGTGTGCAGTGTGGTTGATGCCATATCCAAGACAATCACATATTATTTTTGCTTGTTTATGGATAGTTTCAATATCTATATATCCATAGTTCATTTTGCACCACCTTTACGGTTAATCGATTCAATAAATCCACCACCAAAATAAAAAGAGATAATGGCTAACATAATTTCACCCAGCCACATATCATTAGCAAAATCTTTAGCTTTATTGACTGCTTCCATTTCAACAACTCCATATAAAGCCCCTAAGATTCCATTTAACATAATAAATAGGAATACGATTGTGAACATAACAGCTAAATATCTTTGGGCAATCTTAAAAGGGGCATATGCTCCCAATAAATCTGATTTAGCTTTAGCTTTTGCGTTTATTTCCTCTTCGTCACTTGTGTGTATAGAATCTATTAAATCCATTCCTTTTTCGATAACATTTCCTGTACCAAAAATTTTTCCTAAAACGTTCCACATTTACGACTCCTTATCTTTTTTAAAATCTTTATCACCTGCTTGTGCCATAAGTATCCCTCGTATCTTATGACCAATAAGTGCTACAACGTCATATTCTGGGAGTTCATTTCCGTATCGGATAGCATAAATATTACTTACGATACTGTACACCTCACTTATAATTAAAACCGTCATTGATGAAACAAGTACAAAAGCAAAATCAGCTCCTACACCTTTTGCGCCAAGCGCAATGACAATAGGAATAAGCAGCAAACTTAACTTACTGGCAATCCCGTACTTCATCTTGTTTGAAGTAATACTCTCTTTTATTGCTCGTGCTTTCATCAATCCCGTCATATAGTCAATCAAAAGCAAATATGCAAAGATTAAAAACGGGTCTTTCATAATCCCCAAATACGTTAAAAACGTAGCTAAACTCACTGCGAACAGATTATATATCCATTTGAATATCATTGTTGTTTCTACCATTTTATATTTCTCCCTTAAACTTTCTACCAAACACTCTCACCACACCATACATCACATACGCCAAAGGTTTCCAAGTTTTGCTTTTTAAACATTCTAAAAAATTTAAATCAGCTGACTTCGTGCTGTCACCTTTTTTTAATTTTTTATAGTCTTCGTCATGCTTTTTGCAACACTTTCCCCAATCCTTACCAAACAAAGAGTCAAAAAAACAACTGCAATGCCCTTTTACTTTTTTACACAAACCAAACATCACGCACCAAGTTCTTTTAAGAGTTCTTGTTCGAGTAGTCTTTTTTGACTCAAAGCACTTGCACTAAGTGCAATAAACGCGTTGTTGTTGTTAATAACTGCATTAGCAAACGCCGCTACTGTATCGTTTTCATTGTCAGCTAATATCTTTAAAAAAGGTGCATCTGCTTCATTTTGTGTTTCGATATACTTCAACGCTTCACCAAGTTGTATGTGCCATGTCTCACGCTCTTTTGCAGGATATTTTTTTACAATATCTTCTGTGAGCTGTTCAAGCTTTTCATTTCCTCTTTCAATGATTCTTTTATACTGTTTTGTAGTTTTCACCAACTGCACAAATTCTTCTTTGGTTATTTCTGTACACCCAATCTCATTGGGTTGGCTCACAATTAAAGCATTGATGTCAGCTTCATTTTCAGCTTCAATAGATACAAATGGCTTATCAAAGTAATTAACCTTGACATTCTCATCTCCCCCTAAAAAAGTAAGCGTAGTGTATGCAAGTGGCACAGGTGTAAATCTTAAATATTTAAACATAGTTGAGTCCTTTTTGGTAATCTTTCTAAAATAGAAAATTCAATCAATACTCTTTTATAGTATGGTATCGTGCCAGTTGCTTTGGCATGACCTACTAAAGATATTATTGACTCAATTTTCAATTTCTTTATGGCTTTTTTCATTTTATACATACTGTGTTTTCGTACAAACTTTATTTTCTTCCAAGTTCTGTAACCCACAAAGTTGATTCCTCTTTTTATTTTTTGAACATGCCAATGAGATAGTTGCAGTCCTAGTTTTTTGATTACAAATTCTTCACAAGCATTTTTAAACTCTTTTGCTTTTTCTAAACCTAAGCCAATCATCACAAAGTCATCTACATATCGTACATAACTTTTAACTCTCAACACTCTTTTGATAAAGTGATCCAATGGATTTAAAAATATCAAAGCGTACAGTTGGCTAAGTAGATTGCCTATAGGTATTCCTGTAGGTGACATCATCTCTGCAAACATCATCATGATGTCGATAAATCTTTTATCTTTTATTTTTCTTTCAAAGAGTTTTCTTAAAATAAATCTTTTAATAGAGTAAAAAAACTTACGAATATCCAACTTTGCAAAATACTCACTTCCTTTGTATTTTCTCATCTGCTTTTGAGTATAAGAACTCGCTTTGTGTGTACCACCACCTTTTCTACAAGCAAAGCTTGTATGAATAAATGTTTTGTCAAACAAAGGATAAATCACTCTATAAATAGCATGTTGCACTACTAAGTCTCTAAACGCAGGAGCGTGTATCTCTCTCTTTTTTGGCTCATATACATAAAAAGCAGCATACGGACGTGGTCTGTATGTGCCATTGTGTAGTTCATCGTACAGATTTTGAAGTTCTGCACCAAGATTTCTTTCAAACTTTAAAGTCGCTCTTTTCCCACGCTTTCCTTTTCTTGCTTCCAAATAAGCAAGATATAGCCCGTCCATAGTAAACGCTTCTTCAAATAAAAATCCCACTCTTTTACTCTTTTTTGAAACAGCTTGACCCTCGAGATTTAACCTACTAGAAAAACTGTTTTTATTTTTGATTTCGCTTATCGCAGGACAACATACCCCTTTGTATCCAGTCTCTACCTTTGTAGTATCAGGTTTGGATTCAAAGTCACGACCGCCCACATTGTTATTCGAATTCGTACGGGTATTATTCAAATTCATGCAAAACACCCCAGCGTTGGAAGTGTTGTTCCAATTCCCACCAAGTTGAACAGCCAGTTATCATTTTTCATATTGCTACATTGCCCTAAATTAAAATTTCTCATGAGAAATTACCTTGTTGTTTTAGCTTATTTATCCAAGCTCCTATTATTTTTCCTATCTCATCAATTACTCTTGAGATAGCCAAATATTTTTTTACGCCATTAATTTTTTCATCTTTTCTCCCATCTTTAAAGTTAAAATAGCCAAGCTCATTGGCTAAGTGTATTTGCATTCTTAATTTTTCATGTTCAATATCTAAATTCACAAGTGAAGTTTTTTTATAATACCTCTTTTGACACTCTGTTATTAAGTCGTAAACACCATATGCAGTGTTTCGAATATTGCTACAAAGTGCATATTTCTCAAATTTTGGAAAGTGATTAAGATATACATTAAGTAATTTAATCATCTCCATATATTTTCGATTTAAGATTGCTTCACTGTGAATTCCCATTTTTATTTCCCTTTCTTTAGTATCGTTACGCTAACGCTTCACTACTGAACAAGAAACGAGGCACGACCGCCCACATCGTTACTCGAACTCGTACGGGTATTAAGCAAATTCACGCAAAACACCCCAGCGCCGGAAGTGCTGTACCAATTCCCACCAAGTAGAACAGCCAACTGGTCAATACTTGTACGATATAACCCATCATTACCAAATTCAGTAGTTCCTGTTGCACTCACACCTGTTGTTAAAGGGATGCCTATTGCAGTTTGTTTATATGTTGCACTTGTTGTATCGGTTGAAAATCCGAAAACTTGATTGACTCCATTTCCTAAATAAGTCCAAGCATTTTGAGAAGCAACCGTTGCCGAAATATTAATTACATCATATAAAGCAGGATTATATGCTCCTG